AACTTAGTAATAACTTTTAAAACATAAAAACTATTATGGGAGAAAATGGAGTTTTAGTTTTCCCTGATGCAGCTAAAGGTGCTGCTTCTAGTATTGATCCTAACTTGCTTTTAGCCCTTCAGAATAATGGGGGTATGAATGGAGGTGCAGGATATTGGTGGATTATGTTCCTCTGGATGATGTGGATTCAGAATGGACGTAATGGTAATTTCAATGATTATGTATCACAGATGAATGGTAATGAGGGTAGGCAGTATCTTGCTGAGATCATGAATGGTAGGTTTGATAATTTAGGTCAATTGGCTCAGATAGTAAATACTGGTGTTGAGACTGTAAAGAGTGGCATTTTTGCTCTTCAAAATAATATTAGTCAGGTAGGTGCAAATGTAGGTCTTTCTGCTGCTCAGACTCAGAATGCTATAGCTATTGGTGATGCTGCTCTCAGCAGACAATTATGTGAATGCTGCTGCAATATGAGGTATGATTTAGCTCAGCAAACTAATACACTTCAGGCACAGGCTGCAGGTAATTTTGCTGCATCACAGTTACAGTCAGCACAGAATCAGGCTGCTACACAGCTTCAGATGGCTCAGATTGAGAGTGCAGACCAGTTGGCAGTATGTCAGCAGACTAATGCTTTGTCAGCTCAAGCTGAAAGGAATACCAATAGTATTCTTGGTGCTATTGCTAATCAGACTACTGCAATCACAAAAGAGTTCTGTGATTTGAAGGAGCGTGAGTTGCAGAATAAGATTAATACTCAGGGTGATATCATTACTCAGTTGAGGAATCAGATTTCTAATGATCATCAGACTTTGCAGTTCAATGCAGCATTCCAAGCTCTTGATAACAAGATTGATGGTATTGCAGCTAAGCAACCAAACACCATTCCAGTAACTTGGCCTAATGTAATTGCAGCCAATGCTACTCCTTATGTAGGTGGCAGCTTCAATCCTTGGGGATATGGTTTTGGTGGACAGAGTTATTGGGGTTAATTTAAAATTGTAAGACAATGGCAAGATTTCCATACCAATATATCAATGTAAACGGAATACCGACAATTAAGACTCAGGCTGTAGTAGTTTCAGATACAGCTGTAACTTACAAGTTTGCACCTGATTTTGATGGTAGACCGTTTAGGGGATTGATCTTAGTGTATATTTCTGAGCCCATTCCAGAAGGTACTACAACTACCTTACCTGTCCAGTTCTCAATGGCAGGAACCACCAGTAATGTAACAACCGCAGGTGGTGCTAATGTTACTGTAGCTGATTTACCAGGTGTAGGTATTTATCTGGTATATTTTGACAGATGGGCTGACACTCTACAAGTATTAAATGTAATTTAAAAAATCAACCAAAATTTATAAACTATGTTTTCCAATTTAGGTAAAGGCAGTATACTGCAAGGAGTAGATAAAAGTGGGGACAAACTTAAATGGTTTACAGGCACAATTGAGAGAATCACACCTTCAGTTACCAACACATATCCACAATACCCCACATCTTTTGGGCAGTTCCCAGTTGTCAACATTGATATTGTAGCTAATATAGATGGCAGGCAAAGGGAATTCAAGGGTATCCACAGTAATGATACCATAGCAGACTTTGGTAAGAATACAGTTATCCTGGGAGATAGTGAAGCATCCTTATACAATCACATCAACTCATTGCTTAAGACAAGTGAGGAAGCTGTAAATGAGGATAACATTGCTTGGCACAAGAACATGATACCTCAGTATAAAGATGTCCTTTCAGACATGAGACCTAGTTTCACCAGTAACACTGAGGTGCGTGAACTTAGGGAGCAGGTGGGTAGCCTGCAAGCCCAGCTTGCAGAAACACTGTCTTTGCTTAAAAAGGGAACAGCTAAACAAGAATAAAGATATGATGATAATCAGATTTAGAAATAAGGAGGATCACGAAGACATTATGATGAAGGTGAAGAAGATGAAAAGGTTTGCCACTGAATTGGAGGAATGTCTTCAGGATGTAGTAGAGGATGAAATGGAGTTCCGTGGTGGAAGTTATCGCAGAGACTATGATGAGGATGACAGACGCATGGAAAGCAGAGGCAGCTACAGACGAGGGATGAGATAAGTTTAACTTTGGGAAGGGACTTACATGGAGTCAGAGCCATTGGAGTCCCTTTTCTTTTTAATTGTTTTCAGCTATGTACGAGAAGAAGATGGGAAGTTATGATGAGACCCCTGAGGGAATGAAGATATATGTGAATAACTACGGCTGTCATTTCAGTAAGAAACTTTGTGAGGAAGCAGTGAGTAGAATGTATACAAAGCAAAGTGGCGACAAAGAATATATCAAGCCTTATACTAAGGAGCAGGTAGATACCATGTTAAGGTCTTATGGTGTGAAAGTTGAAAGGAATAAACTGTATGATGCAGTCTATGTAGCCAATATGTGTAAGGCTGACTTCTTAGGTAAATCTGTTCCTGATGAAGCACACCTTGCTATGTATGTCAGGGATGTACTTGATGATCCAGATGCTGAGGAAGGTTTTGTATTTAACCGTTTTATAGCAGATTGTTATTTCATGAACAATCCTATAGAGTGGGAAGATATTATATAAGATGATTAGGCAACATTTCAGCGTTAAACACTATTGGAAAGTTATAGTTTATCACAATGTAGACTATAACTTTTTTCATAAGATAGTGGAAGATTTGTATAGCATAAATGTTTCTTCAAAGACAATTGAGGAAGCATATAAGATGATGTCTTCAGGCAAAGCCAAAGGTGTCACTATCAGTAATCTGTATCTTCACAGAAGTGTTGTACTATTTAATCCTCATAGATCACGGTATGACTATATTAACTCCCTGATACATGAAGCAGAACATCTTAAACAAGCTATGTTGTATGCTTATGACATAGATGATTCAGGGGAACCTCCTGCCTATATCATAGGTTATCTTGCTATGAGAATGTTTGAAGTGTTTAAGTACATTTTTTAGACCTTTGTTAACCATCTGCCTTATCCATATTTTTGCAGGATAAAGTAGAAGTTTTCATGGATAATTATATTTTTAACAAGTGTCAAACCTCCTTGGAGGAACTGAGGATAGACCAATATCCAAAAGAAGTTCAGGAAAATTTTTTTAATTTTCTCAATAATGTACCCTTTATTAGGTGGATGGTGTCGCCTAACAGATCCTTAGTATCACAACTTCCAAGGGATGAATATGGCAGGGCCATAATTGATGTCACACAGCCACCTATCTTAGAGAATACAGAGTTCTTCAGACAGACAGCCAAAGTGTGGGAAGAGACAGGTCATTATACTCATTTAAGACCTAATGTAAATCCTCAGAGTGATTTTGGCAAATGGTTCCTTGAAGAAAAAAGAAGAGGATGGGAAGGATTGGTTGATCCTTCTACAGGAATGTGGGTGACAGGTGATTATTACTGGATGCTTAATTATTGTCCTATGCACTTAATTGCAAAAAGAAAAGATGGGTTGGAAATGAGAACTACTAGACATCCAAGATTTTGGGATGGGCAATTCTTTGTTACCCATTATATTCTTCAGAGCAGATTGAAAGGGCATCACTCTGCTTACTTGGCTAGTCGTGGTAAGGGAAAGACTAGTACAGCGGCAGGTATGTTGGCAAGGAGATTTGAGATAGGTGAATCTTTTGAAAATAAGAAGGAAGTGCAGTGTATGGTTACTGCTGCTGACAGAACTAAACTGGCAGGTACCAATCAGATTCTTGATGTATTTGTAGACTATATAGATTTTATAGCTAAGAATACTCAGTTTGATTCCAGAAGAAGTAAGAGCAGTCTTCAGGAACTTTCTTGGGAAATGGGATATAAAAAGTCTGGTTCAGATGTTATTTATGGTTCAAAGAATTCTGTATCTGGTATTATCTCAGGAGTTAATCAGGATAAACTGAATGGTTCCCGTGGTGTATTATATCTGATTGAGGAGGCAGGTATCTTCAAAAACCTGACAGAGATGTATAATATGATCAGACCTTCTGTAGAACAGGGTTCCTCTGTGTTTGGTCAGATAGTAGCTTATGGAACCAGCGGTAGTGATGAATCAGATTTTACAGCATTTTCCGAGATGTTTTATTCTCCTGAGGGATATAATCTTAATGGCCTGCCTAATGTGTTTGATAAGGAAGGTCAGGGAAGAAAAGAGTGTTGTATGTTTTATCCAGCTTATCTTAATTATGATGACAGTTGTATGGATGAGAATGGTAACTCAGATGTAACCAAGGCCCTTCTTAATATATGTATGGACAGGTATAAGGTCAAGTATGGTTCATCTGATATCAATACCATAGTAAAACGTATATCACAGTATCCTGTTGTGCCTCAAGAGGCTATTATCAGAAGTCAGGGTAATGTCTTTCCTGTAACAGATCTTAATGAAAGATTAAATCAGATAGACAATGATCCAAGTTTCTATGATGATACTTATGTAGGTGAATTAGTTCAGAATTCTGAAGGTAAGGTAGAATTCAAACCTACGACAGATATTCCTATCAGGGATTTTCCAACTAAAGATAATAAGATTGTAGGTGCTCTTGAGATATATGAGATGCCAAGAAAGAATGCCAAGGAAGAGATTCCCTATGACAGATACATAATATCTTTGGACCCATTTGATAATGATTCATCAAACACAATGTCACTGGGTTCTTGTTTTGTGATGGATTTATGGACAGATACTATTGTAGCTGAATATACAGGACGACCTTTTATGGCTGAAGATTTATATGAGAGAGTAAAGAAATTGTGTCTGTTTTATAATGCAAAATGCTTATACGAGAATAATATCAAGGGTTGCTTTTCTTATTTCAGCAAAATGAATTGCCTGCATTTGTTGGCAGATACACCGAGTTATCTTAAAGACAGGCAAATTATTAAAGAGATTGGTTATGGTAATAATGCTAAAGGTGTACGTGCTACCACACCTATTATTAATAGTGCATTTACTATGATAAACAGTTGGTTAAAGAAGCCGGTAATAAAGATATCTAAAGATGAGAATGGTAATGATGTTGAAACGTCTATACCTAATCTGTATAACCTTAAGAATAGGGCTCTCATTAAGGAATTAATTCAATGGAATCCTTATCAAAACTATGATAGGGTGATGAGTTTAGTTCAGTTAATGCTATATAGGGAAGAGAAAATGATTCTGTATCAAGGAGATATGAAAAAAACTGAGAGACCTTTATCTGCTATTGAAAAGGATGATTACTGGTCAAAAAACTATCCTGGAAAGAAAGAATTTTCACCTGTTCCAATGACATCTAATGCGTATTCTTACAAAGAATTAAAAGAATTTTTTTCAAATCAATATTAATCACTAAGTTTAGAATTTCTAACTAAACACTTTAGTTTCAAGGGCTTAAAAGGTCAAACCTATAATTTTGCACTACAGAAGATTGAAGTATAATTAGAGAAGGATAACAAAATGGGAGAAGATTTTGGCTTTGATAACATTCTGGGAGAAGATGAGATTGAGACTCTATTCACTTCACCAGAGCCATCAGCAACAGAGGAGGCTGATGAAGACACCACTCAGAATACTGACGATGGTGTAGATAATGAAAAGGAGAGTAAAGAAACAACTACTGAGGATGTTGATCCTGAAGATCTGTTTAATGAAGAGGAAAAACAGCCAGAGAGCGTAGGTAGTGAGAAGAATAAAGAAGTACAGGGAACGGAAGGTACTACCACTGATGAAGACGGTGGCACTTCTCCAAATAACTTCTACTCTTCCATTGCCCAAGCCTGTGCAGTGGATGGTATCTTCCCTAACCTTGATGAAGAAACTATCAAGAAGGCAGTTGATGCAGAATCATTTAGCGATTTGATTGAAGCAGAAGTTAATGCCAGATTTGATGAGAAACAACAACGGATTGACAAAGCTTTAAGTAATGGTGTAGAACCTGATGATATCCGTAAGTATGAAAACACTCTTAATTATGTTAACTCCATCACCGATGCTATGATATCGGAAGAAAGTGAAAAAGGAGAGCAACTTAGAAGGAATGTTATTTATCAGGATTTTCTAAATAAAGGTTACACACCTGAGAAAGCACAGAAGTTCACAGAAAGAACAATTGATGCTGGTACTGATGTTGAAGATGCTAGAGAAGCTCTCCAGGGAAATAGGGAGTTCTTCACCAATGCTTATAACAAACTGTTGAAAGAAGCACAGCAGAGAGCTGATGAAGAAAGAGCAGAAAGGCAGAAGCAGGCAAGCAAATTGAAAGAATCTATTCTGAAGGATAAACAGTTGCTTGGAGACATAGAGCTTACATCAGATTTACGCAAGAAAGTCTATGACAATATTGCTAAACCTGTTTATAAGGATCCAGAGACAGGAGAGTACCTGACAGCACTTCAGAAATATGAGATGGAGAACAGAAGTGATTTCTTAAAGTATGCTGGTCTGTTGTACACAATTACCAACGGTTTCAAGGACTTTGATTCCTTCACCAAAGGTAAAGTAAAAAAGGAAGTTAGGAAAGGGCTTAGAGAACTAGAACAGACTTTAAACAACACAAGTAGAAATACAAATGGTAGTTTAAGAATGGTAACCAGTGCCAAAGATGATCCGGAATCATTTATTAGCAAGGGTTTGATGTTAGATATCTAAGCCACTTAAAGGTAAATAGATTGTTTTTTAACGTTTAATTATTTTTATAATGGCTGGTAAATTAGGTAGATTTCAGATGCAAACCTTTAGTCATTGGAAGGGTTTGACGAAAGAGAATCATCTGGGGGCAATTTTTCAGATGCACCCACAGAAAGCAACCAATTTGATGGTTCAGCTTCTTGCATTTTATAGAGGTAAGACTCTTGATACATTCTTGTCACAATTCCCAACTAAGGAATTTGACAGTGATGATGAATACACATGGGATGTAATTGGTTCATCTCGTAGGAATATTCCTCTGGTGGAAGCCCGTGATATTGATGGTAACATCATTAGTGCTAGTGACAACAATGTTGGTGCAAATGGAGAGCCGTTCTATTTGGTATTCCCAGAGGATTGGTTTGCTGATGGTGAGGTACTTGTTGGAGAGCTTAATGAGATTTATCCTGTAAGGGTACTTGGTGATGGCAGAAATGAGGGAACCAATACTGTTTATAAGGTAGAGTCTTATGGTGCTTCAACTGTTGGTATTCCTGCTGAGGAGCTTGTTGCAGGCAAGAGATTCTCTGTTGAGTATGCTCCTGTAAGTAGAACTCTTAGCCGTAAGGTTGGTGATATCAGGTTTGCTTCACCTATCAGTATGCGTAATGAGTTTACTACTATCAGAATTCAGCACAAGGTTCCAGGTTCTATGCTGAATAAGAAAGTGGCTTGTGGTATTCCTGTAACAAGGCAGACTAATGGACGCTATGTAAAGGATACTGTCAACATGTGGATGCATGAGGTACAGTGGGAACTTGAGCAGCAGTGGAATGATTATAAGAACAATGTACTTGCATTTGGTAGGAGTACTCGCAACATGAATGGTGAGTATCTTAACTTTGACAAGTCAGGTGAGGTAATCAGGGCAGGTGCTGGTTTGTATGAGCAGATTGAGGTAAGCAACACATTGCCTTATAACACTTTCTCTCTGAAGCTTATTGAGGATGCATTGTATGAGCTGAGTGCAGCTAAGTTGGGTTATAATGAGCGTACATTCATCATTAAGACAGGTGAGCGTGGTGCTATTCAGTTTCATAAGGCTGTATTGGATACTGTAAGTGGTTGGACTGCTTTCCAGGTTAATGCAGATGCTGTTGGAATGGTAAGGAAGACTAATTCTCCTCTGCATGAGAATGCTTTGTCAGCTGGTTTCCAGTTTGTTGAGTTCCAGGCTCCTAACGGTGTTAAGGTGAAGATTGATGTAGATCCTTATTATGATGATCCTGTAAGAAACAAGATTCAGCATCCTAACGGAGGTCCTGCTTTCTCTTATAGATATGATATCTTTGATATTGGTTCTATGGATCAGCCAAACATCTTCAAGGTAGCTGTTAAGGGTCAGAATGGTGACTTTACCTCTTATGAGTGGGGTCTTCGCAATCCTTTCACAGGTGCAATGGGCAATCCTTACATGAGTCATGATGAGGATAGTGCTACCATCCACAAGATGACTACCACTGGTATTTGTGTACTTGATCCAACAAGGACAATGAGCTTGATTCCTGCTATTTTGGTAGGTTAAGAATAAACTAAACTGAGGGGGAGAACTGGTTATTCTCCCCTTCTTTTAAATTAAAAAGGAGAAGATAAAAATGGGAAGAAAAAAAGTAGAAGAGACTGCTATGGAGAATATAATTATAGATGATTCAATAGAAGACGTTCCTATGCAGGAGATTAAAAAGAATGTAAAGCCTGCTGTAACAGAAATGCCGCAGGTTAAGAATTATGCAAACGATGAGCCTGTTAACTGTCTCAGAGATGAGAAAGTAATTGTGAGGTTTGTTCCAAGACCCACATCAATGGTTCAGAATCCTAAGCACATTCTCTACGGAGGTATGGCTGACTCTGCAAAAAGAAGCTATGTGGTACCTCGTCTTAATAGTACAGGCTTGTTTAAGAATGTACTTACAGACAGTGAGAAGAAGTATCTTGAGAAGGCTATGGGACTGGAGTATAATGCCCTCAGTATCTATAAGAAAGAGAACAATTTCTGGGATGACAGTAATCCCAATGGTATTGGCAGGGTGACTCTCCACAAACAGGATAACTATCTTGACTTAAGTATTCCGGAGGATTATATTAAATATAAGATTCTCTTGGCTAACAAAAATGAGATAGCCAGTTCATTAAGGGAGTTAGAGGACAGACCAAAGGCTACTTATCAATTTGTCATCATCTCAGAGAATGCAGAAGCTACATCTAACATAAGTAAGATGGATGTTACCATGCAGTGTTATGAGGAGTATGGAGCCATCAGAAATGATGCAGATACATTGAGAGTCATTATTGAATTGCTTGAAGGCAGACCTACATCACCAAAGGTTAAGTTGGATTATCTTCAGGGTAAGGTTAATGAATACATTCAGAAGGATGCCAGAAGGTTCTTATCTGTTATCAAAGATGAGTTACTGCCTGCTAAGGTACTTATCAAGAAATGTGTGGAAGCTGGTCTGATTGGTAAGAAGAATGATACTTATTATCTCAGGGAGGATGGTTCACCACTATGTGAAATGAATGAAGACAGCACATTAAACAATGCAGCAAGGTATATCACCAGTATCAAGAGACAGGAACTGAAATATACCCTTGAGGCAAAGTTGAAACAATAATATATACAGTATAGGGTGTAACAGCCCTATACTCCATTTTTTAAAAGGAGGATAATATGGAGATATCTCAGATGGCCATTGCCTTTGATATTTATTATAACAACATAACATCTAATCAGGCACCTGGTCTTAATGATTATGAGAGAAGTCTGTTCCTTACAAGAGCTGAGCATGAGATAGTTAAAAACTATGCAAATATCAGTAGCAAGGGAAACAGTACAGGGCAGGGCTTTGACAACTCTGCTAAGAGACAAATAGACTTTTCTACACTGACTAAAGTGGGTACTGGTACTATTCAGGAGAATCCCACATGTTTTCAGTTAGATCCAAGGAGCTATGTCTTTCTTTTGCCTGAGGATGTCTTTGTTATTGTCAATGAAACCCTTAAGACAAAGAATGGCAAATTGTTGCAGGTAGTTCCACTTCAACATGAGGAATATACTCAGCAGATGTCTCAGACTTTCAAAAGACCTCTTAAACATCAGGCATGGAGATTAATCAACAATGCAGAAACAGATGGTATAGATAAGAACATCTATGTGGAACTTATTACTAATGAAGGGGATTGTCCATGCAGTTATAGGGTGAGATATCTTAGAATGCCAAGACCTATTATAACGGATGATCTGCCAGATAACTTAACTATCTATGGGGAATCGAGGAAATCTTCTTATTGTGAGGTTGATCCTAACCTTCATGAGGATATAGTTCAGAGAGCTGTAGAACTGGCAAAGATGGCATGGGAAGGAGATCTTTCTGCTACCACACAGTTAGGGCAGAGAAGTGAGTAATA